ACGAGCAGTTCGTCAACCTGGTGGCGCCGTCGCTACAGGCCACGTTCGGCAGTGCCGGCCGGCCGGCACTGCCGAACGTGGCCTGTAGCGACGGCGCCACCAGGTTGACGAACTGCTCGTTCTGGGGCCGGAACATGGCGTCGAGCTTGCGCGCCATGATGTCATCGCCCTCGCCGATCAACTTGCCGCTCGCCGCATCGCTGAGAAAGCGGATGGATGGGTCGAACGCGGCATCGATGTTGTTAAGGTTGGCGACGCCGCGCTGCCAAGCCGTGTTGCGCGTCGACAGGTCGGCAGGAGACCTCGCCGCCACCGTGCCGCCAGGGTAGTAGCCCGGAGCGCTGGGATGATCCTGCCGATAGGCGTCGAGCTGGCGCAACATGTCCTGCAGCGCGGGTTGGATGTAGGGATTCGGCGATGACGTGCTGCTCGACGTCTGCATCGTCTGCGACGTTGGTGATGCTTCACCGCTCATCCGAGCCTCCTTCCCCATGCCGGAACGCCGTTGGCTGTCTCGATCGGCGCGCCACCGAACATCTCGACGACGCGCGCCCAGCCCGGCCTGGTCTGCTCGCCCCAGATGGCGACGCAGCCGAGCGAGCGCGCCCAAACCTCGAGCTTGGCCATCAGATCGGCCGCCCATTCGTCCATGCGGCTGCCGCCGACGAGCCAGATGCGGCAGCGTCGCTCGATTGGCAGGGTGATTTCTGTGGTGATGGCGGCGATCGGCTGGTTGCCGTCATAGACCGCCCACAGCTGGGCGTGGCGGCCCTCGATTCGCGTGCGTACCTCGGCCTCTCGGACTGCTGGCTTGGCGCGGCGAGCGGCGCGCTCGAGCAGCGGCCAGAGCTCGGGCCATGCGAGCGGCAGATGGTGTCGCGGGATGCCGGTGACGATCATGTCGCGATCACGTAGTTAAGGATCAACGTCGGCTGCGTGTTGTTGTGCGCGCCGCCGCCGCCGGCATTCTGGATTGAGATTCCGGTGGCGGCGCCGTTGCTGGCAGCGACGTTGAGGTTGTTTCCGTCACCCCACGAGGCCCGCCCCGTGAAGGAGGCCGTGGGGTTGCCGGCGGGCGTTGTATGCGCGTGCCCAGGGTCGGTGACGCCGTGGTTGTGCGTCGGCATCTCGCCGGCGGCGAGCGTATGGGTCGCTGCGCCGCCGGCGCCGCCGAGCGTCGTGCGGTTGGCGACGGCACCGGTGAGGCGGCCCGCGTCGCTGCCACCCATGTCGTCTTTGCCAGCGGCAACGCGGCCGCGGAGATCTGGCAGGTTGAACGTCGTCGAGCCGTCGCCCGGTCCGTAGGCCGTGCCGATCGCCAGGAAGAGATCGGCGTAAGTGGTGCGCGAAACGGCCTGGCCGTTGCAGAGCAGCCATCCATCGGGCGCCGTCGCGCCGGCATACGGCATGAGGCAGCCAGCCGGCACGCTCAGCAGAGAGTTGTAGTCGCGGATCAGCACGTTCACCCGCTCGGTGATGGAGCGCGTGTCGGCGGTCACGGGCAGCGCGGGCAGGCTCATTGCCCACCTGCCGGCCGGACATCGAGATCGTCGATGCCCTGCATGTTCGACCAGGACGAGCCCGCCGCCATCGTCGCCTTGACGCGGCAGTAGCGACCGCTGCCGTAGACTGGAGCAAGGCCGGCAGGCGTGAGGCCCACCGCGGGGCCATAACTCACCGCCTGCTGCTGTTGCGTCTCGCGAGCGCCAAGCTGGATCTGCGGACTGCCGCCATCGACCAACGGCCGACAGCCGCGGACAACCGACCTCGTGCCGATGCCGGGATTGAATTCACCCGTCTCCACGGTGGCGGCGAGCGTCGCGCCCGAAAACGACCCGCTCTTGTGCGCCGTGTCGAAGCCGAACAGCAGCATCGACAGAACGCCGGTCCAGTAGGAGCTATCGAGCGGATACGGCAGCGTTTCCAGATTGCCGAACGGGTCCAGCTGCTCGAGCGTATAGGCCTGCTGGCTCACGCCGCCGAACACCAGCTCGCATTCGAAGGCAGCGCGCGTCCAGCGCTCGGTGCGCCAGTTGTAGATCAGCGCCCGATCCGGTGTGCCGTTGCCGCCCCTCGACGGATAGACGAACACGTAGAGCCCGCGCACCGGGTCGATCGCCGAAGCGCTGCGGAAGTGGTTGATCTCGTCGAATTCGGCCCAAAACGTCTTGTCGACCTTGCCGCGGCCGATCGGCGTGATCGTCTGGCCGGCCTTCACCATGTAGAAGCCGGACTTGTGCAGGAAGAACGCCATGTCGAGCAGGCCGGCAACGCTGGCGGGGATGCTGCAGCCGAGGTCGTTGGCGATCTTGTCGAGACGGAAGATCACCGGCGGCCCTTCATAGGTCATCCGGCGCACGCTGGTTTCCTGGAAGATCAGGCCGTACTCGCCGCCGACCAGGCCGGTGACGTTGCCACCGTCGGGCAGATCCTGCAGGTCGGCCTGGGTGCTGAGCGACGTGCCCCAGGTCTCGCAATTGTTGAACCCGGACCATTGCACGCGCTGCGGCGCGCTGCCGATCTTGCCCATCAGAACGAAGTCGCGGACCGTGGTGACGAAGGTGCCGATCGGCGGGCTGCCGCCCAGGGCCGCCCAGTTCGTTCCGACTCCGAGATCGAATTTCTGCGGCCCATCGATGCCGTTCACCGCGATGGCGAGGCTGCCGAACTGCGCGAAGCGCCAGGCGCCGTCGCCGGCCAGCGTGTAGGCCCCGCCTACGGTGCGGCTGACGTCGTTCCAGGTCACATTCGACAGCAGGTAGAGCTTGGTGCCGTCGCCAGCGAACATCTTCACGCTGCCATCGGTGCCGCGGAACCAGGCGGCGCCCTGCGCACGCGCGGTGAGGGCGTTCGCCGACACGGCCTGCAGCGCGTTGAGCGGCACATAGCCCTCTTCCGCCGACACGACGTTCAACGCCTCACGCGCCCACTGGCTGAGCGCCGGCATGTCGGGGCGCCATTCGGCGAAGGGGATCATCGTCATGGCGTCATCCCCGCGCGGACGCGAATGACCGGCACCGACGACGCCGAGATGCGCTGAGTGCGTGCATTCAGGCCAGCCACGCTGGCGTTGTAGAGCTGCAGATAGCGGGCAGCCTCGGCTTCGCCCTGGGTGAAGATCGCGGCTTCGACCAGGCAGCCTTGGAGATAGACGTCGGGATAGTTCGTCAGGATGTCGTTGACGGTCGAGCCCGACGGCGTCGTGAGCTTGCGGTAGTACCGCAGCGTCGCGGTGCCGCTCGACGGCGCGTCGAGGAAGCGAAAATTCGTGCCCGAGATCGCGATCAGCTTCGTGCCGCCCAGGCTTTGCGTGCCGTAGCCGTCCAGCGTGCGCTGGCTCACCTGCTGCAGCGGTCCCTCGGGGCTGTTGCTCTTGGCACTGATCAGCTCGAGGAAGCCCGGCGGCTGGGCGACCGTGCCCGCGGACAGGGCGAACGCCGTGTCGGCGGTCTCCATTTCAGGAATGCGCAGCGGGTCCGAGCGCATCGGGTTGTTCGGCTCGTCGACCGCGTGGCCGTAGTACATCCGGCGCTCGCAGTTCAGCAGGAAGTCGTCAAAGCGGCCGGCCAGCAGCGCGTCGCCGGTGCGCGCCAGCCAGGCGAGCATGCCCTCCTTCAGGCCGCCGTATGTCGTGATCTGGACCGGCATCAGACCCTCCTTCGTCCCTGCGGGACTACGGAGGGCGAGCCCTGCGAAGCCTTGGCGAAGCGGGGCATCAGACCACTCCCGTGTCGGTGCGCAGCCAGCGCCAATCGGCGCTGTTCAGCAGCTCGTTGACCTTGTCCTGATGATCGGGGTTCCAGTAGTCGACGCCGAGCTCGTTGCGCCATTTGGCGATCACGATCAGCGGGATCCTCGCGACCATGCGCACGTCGCGCTCGCCGTTGTACGGGTCGCAGTGGTTCTGGGCCTCCTTGTTGAGGTCGAGGATAGGCGTCGCAACCTGGGACGACTTCTGCGCCCAGTTGCCCTCGCCGTCCTCGAGCCACCATTGCGCGAGCCCGGTGGCAAGATCGAAGCCAAGCAGCCGTTGGGACATCAGAGGATCTCCACCTGGTCGCGATCGGACAGGAACCTGGCGAGGTCCGCCGGAACTTTCAGGCGGACGCGCTTGTCGACTCGCGTCGTCATCTGCGCATCGGCCCAATCGGCGCGGCCGTTGCCGTGCTCGTCGAGCGGCAGATAGACGTGATTCACGGTGACGACGATATTTACCCTGAGCGCAGTCGAAGGGCCTGCCCTGAGCGTAGTCGAAGGGGTCACGTCGTCGGGTTTCTTCGCCATGTCCAAACTCCTGAGAAGTGGTGGGAGGGACCGAGCGCCCCTCCCACGGTCACGGTCAGCTTCAGGTCAGATCGGCGACGATGCCGTTGCCGGCCTCGTTGCGGCTCTCCAGGGTCGCTTCGCCGATGATGTGGAACTTGCGAGCGTCGCCGGTCTTCGCCAGCTCCTCCTTCTTCCACTTCCGGAGCCACAGCAGGCGCCACAGCGACGGATCGATGACTTCGATCTCGCGCCCGCGCACGAAGCGGCTGGCCATGGCGTTGAAGGTGCCGAAGTCCGACACGTAGCGATCGACAGCGCCGATCACGGTCGCGGCCTTGCCCTTCGGCTCCTGGTACTGGGT